ATGGACTTTCGGAATTACTTGAAGCGATTAAAGAGGCAAGTAAGAAAGGTTATATCAAATCGATAGATGGGCGTCACATCATTGTTGACAGTCCACATAAGGCATTAAACATGCTTTTGCAATCATCTGCCGCTGTAGTCGCAAAGCGTTGGATGGTAATTACAAACGAAACTATTAAACAAACTGGGTTGTGTGCATCACAACTCGCCTTCATACATGACGAATTACAATACGAATGTTCCCATGAACAGGCAGCTGACTTATCAACATCCTTGGTATTTAGCAGTCTCGCAGCTGGAGAATACTACAACTTACGTATCCCCATCGAAGCGGAAGCAAAACAGGGAGGAGACTGGTCAGAGGTCCATTAATGAAACTACTCATTGATGCTGACTACATAGTCTACAAAGCCTGTGCAGGAGCAGAAGAGGATATTGATTGGGGTGATGATGTAATCACTGTAGTCAGTAGATTTTCTGAAGCATTGAAGAATGTAGAGCGTGACCTATCAAAGATCAAGAATGAATTTGTATGGGACGTACCTACGCTGATTCTATTTTTTAGTGACTCTAAGAATTTTAGGAAGAAAATTTATCCCGATTACAAGGGTCATCGAAATCGTAAGAAGCCTTGTGGTTACAGAAAAGTTATCACACAGCTAGCAGAACGCTATGAAGTTATCAAGCTACCAACGCTGGAAGCAGATGATGCTATGGGCATTTATGCAACAGCTCACATTGATAATATTATTTGTAGTCCTGACAAAGATATGCGTCAGATACCTGGCAAATTATTTGATATGAAAGAGTTGACCACCATTGATCCTATTGAAGGAGCAAAGTGGCATCTCATTCAGACACTTGCCGGTGACCAAACCGATGGCTACAGCGGTGTGCCCGGTATTGGAATCAAACGTGCTGTGGCATTGTTTGAAGAACACGGATACACGTGGAAGACAGTGGTCAAAGCTTTTGAAGACAAAGATCTTACAGAGGACGATGCACTAATGAATGCACGACTAGCACGAATCCTTACTTGTACAGACTATGACCCAATCGAACATGCCGTCATTCCTTGGACCCCCACCCCCGGTTATCGAGCCGACAGTTGAGCAGTCGTTCAAACTGAGAAGGCTAGAAGATCTTTTACCGAAGGCAGATAAGGAAGACATCATCACATTATTCATGGCGTTACAACGTCAGAACTTTGCCTTAGCTAACACTGTAACCAACCTAGTAAAAAAATGGCCGACTCACCTGCCTACTACACCAGAGGCTCCATCGAATGTTGGGACTTCATAAGAGACCAACAACTAAACTACCACCTTGGCTGTGCTATTAAGTACATCTGCCGTGCTGGTCATAAGGACAGTAAAGTAAAAGATTTAAAAAAAGCAATCCACTATTTAGAGAATGAACTATACAACACATCAGACATTGATGGATCAGGCGGAGGACTTCCGGTCAGCATATTCGTTGACGACGGGGAAGAATCAGAGGGGGTGTCAGAAGTCCCTAATTGATGAGGAATGGAGTGAGTTCCATGAAGCATTTCATTTAAAGGATGAGTGTGAACAACTTAAGGAGTTAGCAGACCTTGTGTATGTCTGCTTTCAGATGGCTGCATCCCAAGAGTGGGATCTAGATGAAGCCATGCGAAGAGTACACAGATCAAACATGTCCAAGCTGGATCAAGACGGTAAGCCGATCTACAGAGCTGACGGCAAAGTATTAAAAGGAGAAAACTACGCTCCACCAATTTTAGACGACTTAATTTAATGACTAATTTAATTTCCCGTACAGGACGGGTTCAATCTTGGATTGATAATCCTAAAGGAAGGTTACCTGTCAGCTGCACAGTGTTTGTAGTTGAAAATGAAATGGAAGGTAGCAACGGGATCGAGGCCAGCTGGCGCTTCGCTAGTCACGCCCTACGTTTCGGTGCAGGTTGTGCAATCCATCTATCAAAACTAGATCCTAAGGGGTATGTACGTCCTTCAGGTGTTATGGCAAGTGGACCTGTAAGTTTCGGTAAAATTTATTCTTCACTAAATGAGATTCTACGACGGGGTGGGCATTATAAGAATGGTGCAATTGTTTTGCATCTCGATTTATCCCACCCAGATGCTATTGACTTTATTACTGCTAGTAGAGCCGAGTTACCTTGGGTCAAACGATGCATCAACATCACTGAAGAGTGGTGGCAGGATTGTACGTTCAAGGAAGAACTACTTTATGGAATCAAGTCAGGAGACATCTGGCTAAACAAAGTTAAGTATGACAATGAAGGAAACAGAATCAGAGGCAACGTATGCTTGGAAGTATATTTGCCCTCACGCGGAACATGCTTGTTGCAGCATGTCAATCTATCTGCCTGTGAGTTCGGGAATATCTCGCGAGCTTTTGTTGAAGGTATGTCGGGATTGTGTGCCCTCCACTCAGCAACTGGCATCGGTGATAGTGGGGAGTATCTTAAACCAGAAGTCGATAGACAAGTCGGACTGGGAATGCTCGGACTTGCCAACTTGCTACGAAGGTACGGCATAACCTACCGGCAGTTTGGTAATGCATTGTCTCAATACAATCGTGGAGAGAGTGTACGCACACCAGCCTTTGAGTTAGTGTCAGAGATTGCCTCCGGCATTAACCAAGCAGCACAGATAGCAAAAGAATATAAAATGGTACGTGCATTTGCTATTGCACCTACCGCTTCGTGTAGCTATAGGTCAGAGGATCTAGATGGTTTCACTGCAACACCAGAGATTGCACCACCGATCAGTAGAACAGTTGATCGTGACAGTGGTACATTTGGTGTACAAACATATAACTATGGCGATGTAGAGATTGCTTCAGAAGTTGGCTGGGATGCTTATAAGCAAGTAGCTGATGGAATGATGACATTACTTGATCGCACAGGACTTCTTCACGGTTACAGCTTCAATTCATGGAGTGACATGGTGACCTACGACAATAAATTCGTGGAAGAGTGGCTTAGGTCTCCGCAAACAAGCCTCTATTACTCACTACAAGTTATGAGTGATACACAAGATAAAACTGATGCATATGCTGCACTCGATGCAGAAGATGTAGAAAATTATTTGGAGGACATTTTAAATGAAGAACTTACATGTGACTGTCAAGAATGAACCCTTACGAAAAGCTACTAAACAGAAAAAGAAAATGGACACCAGTCCAGACAACTGCCGGATTATGCAAGGCAGGGGCGGAAGAGACGGTACACCGTGCTCTTGCGCTGCGACATATGGAACTACCTGTGGGAGAGTTTATCCGTGATGGATTGGTTACCGACGTACCAAAGCTATCGAGGGAGTTACTGGAATCAAATATCACCGATGAGGAAAATCACGACTTGGCACTTGGTTACATTGCCAATGCTTACGGGGTTGACCAAAAGGCTGAATCGGAAGCTATCAGGCTCAGGGATGCTTGGACAGCGCATCCAGATCACACAATCCTCAAAGCAATGGTTGCCGAACGTGCAATTTTCTTCGTTCTTCTACCATTCTTTCGCGCTAATGGTGACGCTGGAATGCGAACTGTCAGTGCGGACATAAGTAGAGATGAACAAATTCACGTTGCTGCCAATAGTCTTGTTTGTCGGGAGTTGGGGCTTACTGTCAGCCCTAGTCTTGATAAACTCCGCAAGGCAACTATCAATTGGGTGATGCAACCCCTAGGTAATAGTGCCGATAAATATTTAGATAAAAAATTTTGGCTGGATTCGAGTGATCGCTTGATGTATGAAGGTAAAGCTCCTGAGCTTTCTTTTACCAAGTCAGCACGGATGCCAGCATTCTTTGAACATAGTAATGTCAACCTCCCTCAATATGCTTGAGACTGTGGGTATGCAAGCCCGTGGTTTAGCACAACAATTAGAAGAAAGATTCCCACCAATCAATCCTGGTCCTGCTGATCCCTACGAATACATTATGTATCGTGCAGGACAACGCAGTGTCGTTGAATGGATCGTTCAATATTTGGAAGAAAACTAATGAGTTTTATTAAGACATTCGGTGGCCGTGGTCTCGGTGCATTGGATAGAGCACTAGCAAATAACAGGATGACCATCCGTGATGCGTCTAGGAAAGCATCACAGCAAGACTTTCAATTTGGTGAATTAGCACAAGATAAAATTGATCGGTATTACAATACTTTTATTGGACAGTATGGTGGTAATACAAATGCAAACTCATCTGGTTTATCAGCAGTAAGACGTGCAGAAGCACAAGGTTATTCACCTGAAGCAATACAAGCAAGGGGACAATCTGAGGGTATTCAGTGGGGTGAAGCAGCACAACAATATTTTGCTGGCCTAAATAAAAAAGATGAAGGTATTGATGTTGCAGGTATCTTGTCAAATAATCAATCACAATTAGATGCTGTACAGAGTCGCTTCCAATCACAGATGACTGCTTTGCAAAATAGTATGGCTCAACAGCAGCAAACATATCAGAATAATTTGTCTGAAATGAAGAATACTTTGACTGCACAACAGAATCCTCAAACAAGAGAGAGTGTGCTTGGAGTCAAAGGTGCTGCACCAGACAGTTCCAATACTGCAAAACTGAATCGACAAGGTATGAAAGGTTCATTTGCACGTACAGGATTGAGAATTAAATCCCTTAATATTTAAATTAAATGTCAGCAAGAACAAGGTATGACTATTTAGCAAGCGACCGTTCCCAATTCCTAGAAGAAGCACGTCAAGCATCAGAGCTTACCCTTCCATATTTAATCCGTGGACATGAAGAACACATGTCAGGTATGAAACAACTTAAGACTCCTTACCAATCAGTAGGGGCGAAAGGTTGTGTGACATTAGCAAGTAAATTAATGCTTGCATTGCTACCTGTACAGACTAGTTTCTTTAAGTTACAACTAGACGAAAGTCAACTCGGTGAACAATTCCCACCAGAGATGAAATCAGAACTTGATCTATCTTTTGCAAAGGTAGAAAGAATTATTCTGGAATCAATCTCTGCGTCGGATGATCGAGTTGCAGTACACCAAGCATTACTACACCTTGTAGTAGCTGGTAACGCTCTAGTCTATATGAGTAAGTATGGACTTAAGGTATATCCTCTGAATCGCTACGTTGTGGATCGGGATGGCAACGGTCAAGTGATTGAAATAGTAACCAAAGAACGAATTTCAAAAGACTTGATTGAGAGTCAATTACCTAAAGAGGTATTGGAAACAAATCAAGTAACAGATGAGAATGAGTACAGTGATGACGTAGATGTTTACACGCATATCAAACGTGATAACAATAGATACGTCTGGCATCAAGAAGTAAATGACAAGGTACTAAATGATTCAAAGGGTAAAGCACCCCTTGATATCAATCCTTGGATTCCATTGAGATTCAATACTGTTGATGGTGAAGGCTACGGACGTGGAAGAGTAGGTCAATTCATTGGTGATCTTAAGTCACTTGAAGGACTCTCTCAGGCACTAGTAGAAGGCTCTGCAGCAGCTGCAAAAGTAGTATTTACAGTATCACCTTCAAGTACAACTAAGCCTTCCACACTGGCAGCAGCAGGCAATGGAGCAATCATTCAAGGAAGACCTGATGACATTGGAGTCATTCAAGTTGGTAAGACAGCTGACTTCAGAACTGCTTATGAAATGGCAGGAACTTTAGAACGCAGACTTAGTGATGCATTCTTAATTATGAACATCAGGCAGTCAGAAAGAACGACAGCTGAAGAAGTTCGTATGACTCAGATGGAGCTAGAACAGCAACTAGGGGGATTATTCTCACTACTTACCGTTGACTTCCTTGTTCCTTATCTTAATAAGAAACTAGCAGATGCTCAGAAGAAGGGAGAGATACCCAAGATTCCTAAGAACATTGTCAAACCTACAATCGTTGCAGGTATCAATGCACTTGGTCGCGGACAGGACAGAGAAAGTCTCGGTCAATTCCTAACAACACTTGCACAAACTCTCGGTCCCGAAGCTATTTCACAATTCATCAATACAGATGAGGTGATTAAACGTCTTGCTGCATCACAAGGTATTGATGTACTTAATCTTGTACGTTCAATGCAAGAAGTACAGCAGGAACAAGCTGGCATGATGCAACAACAAATGGCAATGCAACAACAGCAGATGCAGATTGATGCCATGAAGACACCTGCAATGGATCCATCTAAAAATGGAGAACTACAGGCACAAGAAATGGCAATGGCACAGGAACAACAACCACCAATTCAATAAGTAATATATGGCAGAAGTAATGTCAATGCTCTCTGACGAAAATAGTCAGGGAGAACTAAATGCAGACGAACAAGAATCTCTGCAGATCGGAGAAGAGATGGAGCAGCAGCAAGAAACAATGCTTGCTGGTAAATACAAAAATGCTGAAGAGCTTGAAGCTGCTTACATCGAACTCCAGAAAAAACTAGGTGCTCCTAAAGAAAGTGAGGAGTCCGAAGAAACTACAGAAACACCAGAAAAGGAAACAGAAGAACCTTCTGCTGACTCATCCTTATTTGATCGTCTATATGAAGAATCAAAAGGTGAGTTCTCTGAAGATACTTTGAAACAGCTTGCTGAGGCAAAGCCTGAAGATCTTGCAAAAATGTATCTTGACTATAGATATAACAATACACAAGACAAGCAAGTACTTAGTGAATCAGATGCCAGTAATCTAAAGAACTCTGTGGGTGGCGAAAAGGCTTACTCGCAGATGTTGGAGTGGGCAAATGACAATCTCAACGAACAAGAGATCAGTATGTATGACTCCGTTATGGATTCAGGCAATCCTGGTGCTGCTTACTTTGCAATGCAAGCCCTGTCTTATCGGTACAAAGATTCAACCGGTGTAGAGGGTAACCTTCTACAAGGTAAGGCAGCTCCAAATAATACAAGAGGCTTTAAAAGCCAAGCCGAAGTGGTGACTGCAATGCAAGACCCACGCTATGACCGTGACCCTGCTTATCGACAAGAGGTCATGTCAA